TTTGCAGATTTTACCACAAAAAGAATGTATAATAGTTTACGCAGATAAAGACAGCGAAGAATGGGACGAATTAAAAACCATTTTTAAATGTAAAACAGTTAGGCAAGGTGGTTGCACGGTAGGCTCTACAAGTGACAAGGTAACAAGCGGAACAGAGAGAGTATTTGATTTAACTAAATTTAAGGAAAGAATTGGAATTTAAAATTTGCATACCATCGAAAGGAAGAGCGGGCTTAATTAGTACTAACAAGATATTTAAAAGCGCATTTATTTACGTTCCTGAAAGTGAAGTACACGAATACTCAATGTATGAAAACGTAGTAGGAGTGCCTAACGATATTAGAGGGATTACAGCGACTAGGAATTATATTTTAAAATCAAATGATTGTAACATATTTTTTATAGATGATGACCTGCAATACGGTGGCTATATAGAAAGAACAAAGTACAAATATAAAGTAGTTAGAGTTTACGATGAATTAGATTACATTTCTGAAATAGAAAAACTTTTTGAAATAACCTACCAAATGGGGGCTAAGATAAATGGTTTTTTTACAGTAGGAAATAATTTAACCAATTATAGTTGGAAGCCTTATTTATTTAATGGTATTTGCTTGGGTAGTTGTATGGGAGTTATAAACGACGGAACATATTATTTTAATGAAGACTATGAGGTAAAAGAAGACTACGAATTAACTCTTAGAAATTTAAGAGATTTGGGGGTAACGGTAAGAAGCAACATAATGTTTATGCAACACGAACACACAAAAATGCAGGGGGGTTGTAGAGATAGTAATAGAATTGAGAAGGAAAAAATTGCTATAAAAAAATTAATAAAAGAATACCCAAATAAAATAAAATCCGCAAAGCATAGGGGAACATCTTTTGCAATCCAACTAAATATATAATGAACGAAAGTAGACACATAAAAAAGGAATCGTTATTGAAATCACTTGAACAAAGTTTGGGCGTTGTAACGGTTGCCTGTAAAAAAGCAGACATACCAAGAAGCACGTATTATAAATGGCTGAATGAAGATGAGGTTTTCGCTAAGGAGGTAAAGGAAATAGAGAACGTGGCTTTGGACTTTGCAGAAAGTCAACTGCATACACAAATCGGTAGCGGTAATACTTCGGCTACTATATTCTATTTAAAAACTAAAGGTAAAAAAAGGGGCTACGTTGAGCGACAAGAGATAACTGGAGCGGATGGAATGCCAACAAACTTTCAAATTGAAATAATTGAGAATAAAGACTAACGTAGTATTTAGACATCTTTTAGAATCAGAAAAGAAAATATCAATAGAACAAGGTGGAACTAGGTCAGGAAAAACCTACAATATTTTATTGTATATTATTTTTCATTACTGCCTGAAGAATACAGGTAAAACCATTACGATATGTAGAAAAACATTTCCTGCGGTTAGGTCATCTGTTATGCGTGATTTTTTAGACATACTAAAATTACATAATTCATATTCAGAAGCAAATCATAACAAATCAAACCACGAGTACAAACTCAACGGCAACCTTGTTGAATTTATTTCTTTAGACCAACCACAGAAAGTAAGGGGACGTAAAAGGAATTTACTATTTATTAATGAGGCAAACGAATTAGATTACGAAGACTGGCAGCAGTTAGTTTTTCGTACTGAAGATAAAATAATTCTTGATTTTAATCCATCGGACGAATACCATTGGATTTATGACAAGGTAATACCCAGAGAAGATGCCGATTTTAATATTACTACTTACTTGGATAATAGCTTCCTTAATAACAGCATCAAGGAAGAAATAGAACGTTTAAAAGATACGGACGAAACGTACTGGCAAATCTACGGTTTAGGTTTAAAGGGGGTTTCTAAAGCTACAATATTTAATTATTCAGAGGTTGACAAGATACCAGAAGACGCAGAGTTTATAAGTTACGGAGCAGATGCAGGATATTCCAATGACCCAACAACCTTGGTTTCTGTTTATAGAAAAGAATTTAACCTGTATATTAAAGAGCATATTTACCAAACTCAAATGACTACTTATGACATTCATAAAAAATGGCAAAACGTAGGAATTGGCAGGGAAACAATTTACTTTGATTCAGCAGAGCCTAGGTTGATTGAGGAACTACGCAGGATGGGGTGGAACGTACGACCAAGTTTAAAAGGTGCTGACAGTATCAACGCGGGAATAGACCTCTTAAAACGCTTTAAAATCCATATTCAGAAAGACAGCCATAATTGTATTCAGGAGTTTAGGAACTACAAATGGCAGGAAGATAGAAGCGGGAAAATGATAAACAAGCCAGTTGATAAAAACAACCATACTATTGATGCTATTCGATACGCTACATACTCAGTAATAAGTAAACCAAACTTTGGTAAATACGCAGTCCAATAAAAAGTAATTAAGATTTATAGTTGATAAACCATTTATTTGTTGTATCTTTGAGTAGAACCCAATGAAGGAGTTCTGACTAAAGTAAATATTATGATGACATTACCAAAGTACAAACAAAATTTAAGGATTAAAAAAAATGAAGTTTGGAGTTATACAACTCACGTTGCTACAATAGCAGAGGATAAATTATTTCAATTAGGTTATTGGAGTGTAACAACTCAAAAGCATATTAATTATGTAGCAAAGGAATTAGATTTAAATTTAATAAAATAACAAAATGGAAAAGAATATATATATAAACGACACGGTATCTCTTTATGGAGGTAAAAACGGAGAGGTAATGATGGAATTAGAGGATGGAATTGTATTAACTTTTAACGCCTACAATTTAATGCGAGACTTACCAACTATTGTAAGAATGGCTTTTGATGAGGTAAAGTGTGAAAGAGACCATATTGAAGATAAGTATAAAGACCTAGCAAATTTTATAAAAAAATCCACAGAATAAAACCTGTGTGTTTGAAAATCTAAACTGACTGTCCACCTGTTTAGTAATTTAAAAGAGTGTTTCTTAATTGAGATGCTCTTTTTTGTTGTACATTAGTTTCATAAAATAAAATCATTTTAACTATATATAAGTATGAAAGTACAATTAACAATACCAAATAATTTAAACGAGGTTACTCTCGGACAGTATCAGGAGTATTTAAGTCTCGAAGGTTTGACAGAAACAGAACTGTCTTTTAGAATGATTGAGATATTTTGCAAAGTAACCCCAGAACAGGTTCGACTTTTAAAAGCTACTGACGTACAAGATATATTTTCTATAATTTCAGAAATGTTTGACAGTAAACCAAGCCTTGTTAATACTTTCAAAATGGGGGGCGATGAGTACGGATTTATTACAAACTTAGACGATATGAGTTTCGGGGAATATATCGACCTAGATACTTTCATTGGAGACTGGGACAATATGGAGAAAGCTATGGGGGTTTTATATAGACCAGTATTAAACAGAAAAGGCGGTCGGTACGTTATTGAAGACTACGAAGCCAAAGACACTGAGCATTTAAAAGATATGCCACTAGATGCCGTACTGGGTTCTATCCTTTTTTTTTATCATTTAGGGAACGACTTATGCAAAATTATGATGAACTCTTTGGAGGGCAACAAGGAGGCGAACTTACTAGCGTATCTCAATTCGGAACAAAATGGGGATGGTATTCTTCAATTTACGCAATCGCTAAAGGACGTCTTGAACGATTTGAACATATCACTAAATTAAAGGTACACGAGTGTCTACTGTTTTTGACATTTGAAAAGGAGAAGAACGAAATAGAAAAGAAGCAAATTAAAAATAAATTTTGATGCAAGGAATTAGAGGATTTTATCAATTAACTGAAAGTATAAAGAACCAATTACTAGAAGATGTAAATGTAAATACGGTTACAACTGGAGATATTGCAGACGTGGATTTGTCAAAACAAACCATTTTCCCTTTATCACATTTGATGATTAATAACGTAAGTACTAACGAACAATATTTGTCTTTCAATATAACTGTTATGGCTATGGATATAGTAGACGAAAGCAAGGATATTACAACAGATATTTTTAGGGGAAACAATAACGAGCAGGATGTTTTAAATACTCAGTTAGCAGTTTTAAATCGGCTTACTATGATTCTAAGAAAAGGAAATTTACACACAGAACTTTATCAGTTAGAAGGGAATGGAAATTGCGAGCCATTTTATGAAAGATTTGAAAACAGACTAGCGGGTTGGGCGGGTACGTTCACGGTCTTAGTTCAAAACGATATTGATATATGCAGCTAAGCAAAACTAGAGCAGCGATGAACGCCTTCGGGAAATACGTTGTTGAAAACTCAAAACAAAACTTAGTAGATAAAGGAAAAAACAGTAGCAGTTCTTTGTATGAAAGCATAAGCTATAAAGTATCTGAAAGCGGAGATTTTACAGGCTTGGAGATATGGATGGAAGAATACGGAAAGTTTCAGGATAAAGGGGTAAGCGGTGTTAAAGTAAAATACGAAACTCCTTATGCGTACACGGACAAAATGCCGCCACCAACTAAGTTGGATAAGTGGATAGTAAGAAGAGGAATAGCACCCAGAACTTCCTCGGGTAAGTTTAAAGCCAGAACAATATCTGCGGCAGGGTTTGCTAAGTCTATTCAATTTATGATTGCTAGAAGTATCTATATGAAAGGAATAAAACCTAGTATGTTTTTTACTAAACCCTTTGAAGCTGCGTTTAAAAATCTACCTGAAGAAATAATAAATGCCTTCGTTTTAGACGTTGAGCAATTAATGAAGAACACAATAAAAAATAAATAAGATGGCAATATTAAATACAAGAAGTCCGAAATGGTTTTCTATAACTGGTAACTCTTCACTTTCATACGCTGAATTGAAACTTTATATTTATAATAACAACATTGGTTCGCCTCCAGTTACCCCGACATACACAATACGAAAGTATTCTTTGAGTGGTCAAACAGAAATCTTTTTTGAAGTATCTGAATTGGTAAGGGACGAAATAGATGTTTTATTTGATGGGAACTATAATGGTCAAGGAGTTTGGACTAAAGCTGACCTTGTCAGTTACGATGCAAATGACGTTGTTTTAAACACCAGTACCGAAACAATTATTTCACTTGATGGGTATAACTATTTTGAAGAAGATGGTGCAGATACAAACCCAGTAATGATTACAAACAGAGAGTTGTTTGTTTTAGAAGATAATACTTTTCGGATTCCAATATACACAATAAACGAACCAACAATAACATTCTACAAGGATGGCGAAATAATAGCAACAGAAACATTTCAAGCATCGGACAAGGCAGAATACCAAATTAGATACGCTTCTATTTATGGGGATGCTAATAACTGGGACACGTTTGCTGAAAGAGTTATGGAAGATGGTGGTGTTGACTTTGAAAATAGCGTATGCTTACAATCTTTCTTTAACAACTATTCAATCGGGGCGGTTGACAAAATAGAGGTTTCTGTTGATGGTAAAATTGAAACTATAAAAGTAAATGTTTTAGAGGAATGTAAATACGAGCCAAAGAAAGTAACGTTTATAAATAAGTTTGGAGCATTACAAGATATGTACTTCTTTAAAAAGGCGGTTGAAAAAATGAAGGTCAAAAAAGAATCTTACAAAGCAAACATTTTAAATTCAAATAAAACTTACAACAGAAGCAGCCATACAAATAGAAATTTTAATATCACGGCAAAAGAATCAACTACTTTGAGTAGCGGGTATCTGAGCGAAGAATATAACGAAGTTTTTAAACAGATGATGCTATCTGAAAAGGTTTGGATAACGAATGTAAAAAATGGTGTTGAGCAAGTTCTTCCAATCAACGTAACGACTACAAGCATAACCTATAAAACATCTTTAAACGACAGACTTGTAGATTATACTTTTGACTTTGAAAACTCTTACAACGTAATAAACAACATCAGGTAAATGCAAAACATAGAACTATATATCGAGGGGCAAAGGGTTGATATGTTCAAGGACGAAACCGTTTCTATAACAGACACAATTCAGAACGTTAAAGATTTGGGTAAAATATTCACAGCATTTTCTAAAACCTTTTCTTTACCTGCAACCAGAATAAACAACAAGATTTTTAAACACTATTATAATTTTGATGTCGTTGGAGGTTTTGATGCAAGGATTAAAAAGGATTCAAATATAGAACTGAACAGTTTACCGTTTAGAGACGGAAAAATAAAACTTGAAGGAGTTGATTTAAAGGACAATAAACCACACACATATAGGATTACATTCTTTGGGAGTACGGTTACCTTAAAAGACTTGTTAGGCGATGATAAACTACAATCATTAGACTTAA